AGAATATGAGAACGTACACGTATCTTCTGCTATTAAAGCTAATGCTATTGGTATTGAGATGACTCGTAGAACTAAACGTTTAGGATGTTCAGCTTGTAAAGATCTATTAGAAAATAAAAAATTAGCCATACGAGATCAGCAAACTATTATTGAAATATCTACTTTTGTAGGTAGAGGACAATCTTACTCAGCATCAGATGGTAATCACGATGATTTAATGATGAATTTAATTATGTTTGGGTATTTTATTACTACTGAATACTTTGCAGAAATGACTGACATCAACATTAAAGACATGCTCTATAAGAGGCAGATCCAGTCTATAGAGGACGATCTAGTTCCGTTTGGACATATAGATACAGGAGAAGAACATATACAGCATTTAGACTGGCAATCGGAATTAAATAAAGAAGGTTGGGGATTAGATACCATAGATAAAAATCGCTGGGATGAACTCTAATTTCAGTTATTTATAAATAAAAGGGTATGAAAACTTCCGTATTATGAACTTATTATTACTAAACAAACAAAAGGAAAACTGTCATGGCACTATTTACTCCATCACAATCTCCCGCAATTACATTTAGAGAAGTTGATCTAACAGGCGTAGTGCCTAATGCTCAATCTACCACAGGTGCATTTGTAGGAAATTTTAACTGGGGTCCAGTTAGACAGCCTGTTCTTGTTTCAACAGAAGCAGAATTAGCTAGTGTATTCGGTACTCCAGATACAGATAATAATGTAGATTATTTATCTGCCGCAGCATTCCTTAGATATTCTAACTCTTTGTATGTGATTCGCGAAATATCAGATAGCTGTGTAAACGCTGCTGATAACGTGGGTGACGCACAATTAATTAGAAATAAGGATGCTTTTGATGCAACCACTTTCAGTGGCGGTGAAAAATTTGTCGCTAGGTATCCTGGCGACTTTGGTAACTCTTTGAAAATTAGTTACTCAGTAAACGGCGCAAGTGTAAACTTCGGCGCTTCTGATTTAGCTAAATTTGATGCAGCTTCATCTACAGCTGAAGTACATGTTCTAGTTACTGACGAAGACGGTGTGATTACTGGTACAGCAGGTACTGTATTAGAAACATTCCCATTCTTAGGAACTTCTGCTAGTGCAAAACTATCAGACGGAACATCTAACTTCTTCCAAGATGTTATTAATGAAAACTCAAACTACATATATTGCGCACTTGATTCAGCAGCTGCTTTAGATTCTTCTGAAGCTCTTTCTTTATCAGGTGGTGTTGTTTCTTCAACATTAACTACTGGCAAAATAGCCACTGGTTTTGATGAAATTGAAAACACAGAAGAATATGAAGTTGATTTCTTAATTGCACCTGGAATGTCAGTAGAAGCTGATCAAGTCACTGTAGTTAATGATCTAGTTACCATAGCTTCATCAACACGTAAAGATTGTGTAGTTGTATCATCCCCTAACAGAGCTGCAGTCGTTAATGCGGCTAACCCAGTAACTAGCTCTGTTACAACAACTAACCAGTTTACAAACACATCGTATCTCGTAGTGGATAATAACTGGCTTAAAGTATACGATAAGTATAATGACGTATACACTTATATACCAGCTGCTTCGTCTACTGCAGGCGTAATGGCTTTATCTGATTTGTCAGCTGCTCCTTGGTATTCACCAGCAGGACAAAGAAGAGGTAATTACTTAGGTGTCACTTCATTAGCTTACAATGCTACTAAGTCACAAAGAGATACGTTGTATAAAGTTGGAGTAAACCCAATCATAAACTTGGCAGGCCAAGGTATTGTATTGTTTGGTGATAAAACTAAACTTGCTAGACCTTCAGCTTTCGATAGAATTAATGTAAGAAGATTATTCTTAACTATTGAGAGATCAATTGGTAGAGCAGCACAAAACGTTATGTTCGAGTTCAATGATGAGTTCACACGCGCTGAATTTGTCAATGTAGTCGAACCATTCCTAAGAGAAATCAAAGGAAGAAGAGGTATTACCGACTTCAGAGTATTATGTGATGATACTAATAATACAGCTGCTGTCGTTGATAGAAATGAGTTTATTGCTTCAGTCTTTGTGAAACCAGCACGATCAATCAACTACGTAACATTAAACTTCGTAGCTGTAAGATCAGGTGTCACATTTGATGAAGTCGTAGGTACAGTTTAACAATTAGCGCTATAGGAGAATCATAAAATGGCAATATTAGGAGTAGACGACTTTAAGTCAAAACTAAAGGGTGGTGGCGCAAGAGCTAATCTGTTCAAGGCGACCATCAACTATCCAGCTTTTGCTGGTGGCGATGCTGAGATTACACAGTTTATGTGTAGATCAGCTTCATTACCAACTTCAGAAATGACTGCCGTCGAGGTACCATTTAGAGGTAGAGTATTGAAAGTAACTGGCACCAGAACATTCCCTTCATGGACAACTACAATCTTCAATGATACAGATTTCGTTGTAAGAAATGCCCTTGAAAGATGGATGAATGGTATCAACGCTCATTCAGCTAATACCGGTTTAGTTAATCCTTTGGATTATCAAGCTGATCTTAAGATTGAGCAACTCGATAGAGATGAGAAAGTCATCAAAGTATATAACTTCAGAGGAGCATTTCCAGTTAATCTTGGAGAGATCGCTCTAGCATACGATACTAACGATGCTATTGAAGAGTTTACTTGTGAGTGGGCTTATCAATATTGGGAATCAAATACAACGAGTTAATTCTCGTATAAGTATATAGAGGGGAATGTAATTTCCCCTCTATTTTATTAAATTATGTAAGGAACCATAATGGCAGATAATACATTTAAAATATTTGGGTTCGAAATAAAAAGATCCCGCCAAGGTGATGAAGAACAAAAGTTGCCCTCGATCGTACCTCCGACAGATCCGGATGGTGCAGGTTATATTACTGCTGGTGGTGCGCACTATGGCCAATACATTGATTTTGATGGCGAATCAGAAGCTAAAGATAATTGGCAATTAATTAGAAAATATAGAGGTGTAGCTATGCACCCAGAGGTAGATCAAGCTATAGAAGATATAGTGAACGAAGCTATCTCAGCATCCGAATTAGAATCATCTGTAGACATATCTATGGATAATATTGAAGCACCAGAACGTATTAAGAAAGCAATACGAGAAGAATTTGATGATATTGTGGCTATGTTAAACTTTAATGAAAACGGTCACGATATGTTTAGAGCTTGGTATATCGATGGTAGATTATATCATCATCTAGTAGTAGATAAAAATAATTTAAAGAAAGGTATACAAGACATACGACTTATAGATTCAGCTAAAGTAAGAAAAGTAAAACATGTCAAAGCAGAAAAAGATGCTACGACAGGCGCCAATGTTATTAAGAAAGTAGAAGAGTTTTTCATTTATCAAGATAAACCAGGAGCACAAAACTCTGGTGTAAAATTATCTACTGACTCAGTATCTTATGTAACATCAGGTTTATTAGATGAAGGTCGTAAAAGAGTAGTATCTTATTTACATAAAGCATTAAAACCTATCAACCAATTAAGGATGATGGAAGACTCTCTTGTTATCTATAGATTAGCAAGAGCACCAGAAAGAAGAGTATTCTATGTAGATGTTGGTAACTTACCTAGAGGTAAAGCAGAACAATACATGAAAGATATTATGGCTCGTTATAGAAATAAACTAGTCTATGATGCTTCTACTGGTGAAATAAAAGATGATAGAAAGCATATGTCTATGCTTGAAGATTTCTGGTTACCACGAAGAGAAGGTGGTAGAGGTACTGAAGTATCTACTATTGCTGGTGGTGACAATTTAGGTAATATAGAAGATATTATCTATTTCCAAAAAAGATTGTATCGTTCATTAAATGTTCCACTACAAAGATTGGAACAAGAAGCACAATTTTCTCTAGGTAGATCAACAGAGATCTCTAGAGATGAAATTAAATTCCAAAAATTTATTAACAGGCTTAGAAAGAAATTCTCTCAAATCTTCTTAGGTATTCTTAAGAAGCAATTAATACTTAAAGGTATTATTACTGAAGATGATTGGGAAGAATGGAAAAATGATATCGTAGTAGATTATATACGAGATAATCATTTTGCAGAACTAAGAGATATGGACATTCTTAGAGAAAGATTACAAACCATGGATCAAATATCACAATACATTGGTGAGTACTTCTCAAAAGAATGGGTCATGAAAAATGTCTTATCTTTATCAGATGATGATATTGATGACATGAAAAAAGAAATAGATGGTGAAGGTGATTCAAAAAATGATGAGCAACCCGATACACAACAAGTACCAAGCTTTGGTACACCTGCCGTAGGAGGAAATGATGAGCAGTGAAGCAATTCGTGATTTAATAGATTATTTAGATGCTAAAGACTTTACAAAAGCAGAGAAATCTTTTAATAATGCATTAAACACAAAATTAAAAGATTCTCTAGATCAAGAGAAAATAAAATTATCAGCAGCTATATTTAATAATCCAGAAGATGGAGAATTAGAGACTGATGTAACTGATGATGAAGTACTAGCTGACGAAGAAGAAGTAGAAGTTGATGATGAAATATCAGCTGAAGACGAAGCCGAGCTAGACGAATTAGAACAAGAATTAGATGATGTAGAGTTAGAAGACGAAGAGGATGACACCCGCTGATATAAAAGCCGTTGGCGTTACATTAAATCCTAGAGAAGGTAGAGTACGTAACGACTTAGATGCATTGGGTTTTAACTATACACGTTGGTTATTAGAAAGACCACATATAGCTAAACACGAAGTATGGTATTCTCAGTTACAATATTGTAATGCAGAAATCCATATGCGTCATCTTAAAGAAGCTAACTCTCTAAGAGATGCTATACTAGCAGAAGTAAAACCTACTAGTATATTAAATGTAGGTACCGGAGCAGGATATCTAGAACATTGTATTAAACGTATTGGTAAAACAGTAGGTATTGATACGGTGGAATGGGATCAAGCGATGCCTATATTTGAGTTAATGCGAAACACATTTGAAGTAGAAGTTAATTATATTATGCCAGATGTGTTTAGTGATAACTGGGAAATATATGGTTGTAATAAACAATACGACCTAATAGTATTTCAACGATTTATGGTTCCTGCAGCTGCAAAGGGTATAGATCAAAAATTAACTATACAACACATATACGACATACTTTCAAAATTTTCAAGATACGGTAAACGATTTATTATATGCTGTACAGCTAGTGAACATGTGTTATTAAATCATATTCCTAGAACAGCTGTTAGTAGAACTAAGAAAAATAGTTACGTTTATGCAAATATACAAACAGTTTTAAACGAATTAAAATCTAAAATATTATAAATAATAAAGT